GCTGGTACTGGAACCTTAACAATTACCCCACAAGGTTCTACTTTAATTAACGGACAGTCTAGTATTGTTGCCAACCCTGGCGACTCTGGATTTATTATTTACGATGCCAATAACTTAACATTCGTTACTGTTGGTTTAACTGCACCGGCAAACGTAACATTCACGTCAGCAACTTATGACGTGGATGCTATTCCAGGCACTACATTTAGCTTGGTTACTTATGCTCCAATTATCCAAAACTATATTGCGCAGACTGGTAGCCGCACACAAACTCTTACTGTAACACTACCGGCAACAACGCAGATTTACATTTTAGCTAATGCAACTGGCCACGCTGACTACGATATTGACTTTGTAATCGAAGGCAGTATGTCTCCAGCGTTAACAGTTACTACGGGTAATATTGCTACTGTATTAAGTGACGGTCAAAACTTATACCTATTAACATCAACAGCGTCTAATTTATTTTATGCTGTTAACGGTATTGCTGCATCGCCTTCTTTCTCGTTCTTAAACGACGCAACCACTGGTATGTACTTACCCGGTAGCAATATTCTTGGATTATCAGCCAACGGTATTGAGATAATTAACATTGACAACACCAACACGCTGTTGCCTTTAGTAACAGTTAACGCAACACTGAACGCAGAACTTATTAGTGGCGGAACGTTTTAAATGGCAGCTGATGATCAGCAACAATACTCTTTAATTTACAGCCTAGCTATACCGGCTGGAATTAAACGCGACGGCACAGTATTTCAAAACTTAGAATACACTGACGGTGTTTGGTGTAGATTTCAACGCGGTGAGCCAAAGAAAATAGGTGGTTTTTCTGCACTGTTTACTAGCTTTAGTGGCATTTATCGCGGCATGATGAACGTGCCGTACAATGGTGTTAACTACATTTTTGCTGGTACTGCAAACAACTTAGACGTATTTACCACCGGAACAACCTACGGTAGTGGTAGTGGTCCGTATATTGCCAACATGCTTCCTGGCAGTGTGCAAGCCACGGTTACATCGTTTACTAGCACTCAAATTACTATTCCAGGTGATGGATCTGTGGTAGACATGTGTTAAGGTTCCTGTACCGAGGTGTTTCTGTCAATCCTGCGTGAGTTATCCTCTTTCTTGAGGGCAGCAAGAGAATCAAGGTAGTATGATTTCCAGACAGGCAACTTGTCTAGTGCTTTTAAATAGCCCTGAGCTTGTAGTAGTGTTCCAAACAACATAGCCTGCGGGCACTCTGCTGTGAATAGGTTTTGTTGGTTTGCTGAATCTAATGGCTGAACCAAGCTGTAGTAGATAATCTCCAATGGATACTCTTGATCCGGCAACGGAGCAAACGCCCAGTTACTGTAGTCATATTCAGCATAGTACTGAGGCACACCGGGATCAGCTTCACTGGAATACTGGGCAACATAATCCTGCCCACGAAGTAATAATGGCTTACCATTGATCTTCATGGAGATAGTTTTTCTCCAGCGTGTCGGTTTGTTTAATACATCTTGAGCTTCTGCTAGAGATGTTTCAACTACAACCAATTGCAACAGTGTTTTTAATTCAGCGGCAATAGCGCTCTCAGCCAACGAAATTAACGAAGGGATCTGCGCAACGAATTGAGCGTCATCACGCTCCATATAGTTCTGGACATCAGCGACCAGACTATTGTAGGTCATTATTTGGCTCATCGTGTGTAGTAGCTAATGTTAGGTTGGAAGTAAATAGGAGACTTATCACGGTCTTCTTCTTCGAATTGAGTACGTGCTTCTAATGCTAACTTCTCTAAATATTGAACGCGGGCAATATCAATCTGTGGCAACTGCATGGCCAACTTGTGTGATAAAGCTGCTTGAAAGTATGGAACCGCACGGTCAGGCATGTACAACTCATCGGTCAAAGAACCAACGTCTTGTGGTTGTAATTCCAAGATCATTGAGAAGATCTGGAAGTTATTATTTGGTACAGGCCACAAATACATCTGTGGGTCGATCTGACGATCAAACCAATACTGCAAAGAACGCTGGCTTGGGAACTGCTTATTAGGCAAGTTAAAGTAGTCAGTACGATTAAGACGTGCCATTGGGATTACTTGCTGACTTTGAGCAAACTGAATGGCACGCAATGAGAATGTATTGGCTGTATCGCGATTATTTAAACGATAGTAATTAAACTGTTGTGTAACGTTAATACCGAAGTACTTCCAATCACGATCATTTAACGTGGTTGATGGGAATGACTCCCAAGTAGTCCATGTGGTTCCGTCGTTACTAACTTGTAAGTCTAACTGGTATGTTGCGCTGCCTGATGGTGCATAGGCATTAAAACCAATGTAGAACAAACGAGTAGCTTGAGAATAAGCAGCACCAAAATAGTTCTTGCTAAGTGATGACGTTGCATGAAAGCCCAGATCAGCGTTATAAGACTGATCAAACAATACGGCTGCATTAGCATTATCTGTCGGCAATGCTGAAGAGATTTGCGGGTTAACTGCGTACACCCAGTTAGCTTCTAACACGTCAACGCAATTGGATGGCATGGTTAGAATCTGTTGATTTGTCTGTGCACCAAATACTTCAATCTTTTGCAACCAGATATTGATACCACGGTTTACAGAATTTTGAAGTACGTAGAACAGGGCTTGTTTACCAGCGTTAATATACTCAGGCGTGATTTCTTCTGCCTGTTTACCGGCATCACGATACGCATATGAGATCAGCTGATCTACATTTATTTTTGTTTGATTATAGGTGCCAGAGTAGGCCAAGATTATCTCCCGCGGCCAGCGGCTCGCTTTTGTACTTTATTAGGTAGATTCCTAGAGGCTGGACCAGCTTTTACAAACTCTTTTCCAACCTTCTTAGGAATCCCAATCGTGCTTTTACCCGCAGCTGCAGCGTACATAGCACCCTGTTGAGCTTTGGATTTAATCGGCATTTAGCACTTACCGCCGCGTTTTTTAGCCACTGGAGCAGATTCTGCATCAGCTTTACCGCCAAAGAATTTAGCCAACTTAGAACCCTCTCTAGCCTGCTTATCTATTTGCTCTTGGGCAATACGATTTTGCTCTGGGGTTCCCATGATGTTGTCTTTGAGCTTTGTGCCAGCTGCTTTGATAGATTCAATGATGCCGCCGTCAGCATACTTACCCATTGCCTTACCGCCGCCGCAGAGCATCTTTGGTTTTTGGCGCTTAGCATTGGCGATGTCTTTAATATCTTTATCGGTCTTTTTAGCGGCGTATTGGTTTTCTACAGTTCCGCCAGTTTTGTACTTCTTAACAGTACCACATTCTTTTTTAGCACGACCACCAGTTTTGAGCTTTAACTCAGTCTTTGGTTCACCTTTATGGAGTGCAGCTTCGTGTTGACGAACGCTTTTCTTAACCATGACTTTGTCTTGGTTTTCGTCCATCTTCATTTCAGCTTTTTCTTCTTTTTTCTCGCATGCCGCGATTGCCTTACTGACAGATCCGCCGGTCTTCATTTTTACGATGCGCTTAAAGTCTTCCATGGTGTTTATTCTCGAGTTAATTGTTAAAAGTAGGGTGATCAGCCCTTATATCTACTAATGCACAAAAATGGGCTTTTACGCCCTTAGATTGCGCTTAAAAACAGTTCACGCTCGCGTTTACGGCGCTTTTCTAATACAGCTGGTTTGTTCCACATTAGGATGGCATCTGCCGCGCCCTGATAGTCTCCGGCGTTCAATTTACGTACCACGGTAGAGTTCTTAAAGGCAGTGCCTCCAATATTGAAGCAGAGGCTGTATAAGGCGTCAAATTGAGCCTGTTGGAGGGGTACCTTCACCGCACCCTCTACGGCCTCACTACACCACTTTAAATCGCTTCTAAGGAGCTCTTCTACTTCGTCGTCTGTCAGGGTAGCTGTAATGAGGTGCTGCTCATCGGGTTTGATGAGGTGACCCACACCAATGGTCCAAAGGCCCTTAGTGTCCTTATATGCCTTGTTGCGCTTACCTTCTTCTTCAATAATGTAGCTTAAAGTGGATTTTGTGATTGCCATAATGTTTTCTTCGATATGTGTGTATCTATTTGTAACGTGGATTACAGCCATAATGCTTAAAACCCACATCCAAAGTACTAACTTCTTTTGCATTTTTGCTCCTTACTTTGTGCCATACTGTAGCACAAATTGGGGGTTTATTCGCTTGAACCTATTTTGATGCCTGTGATTAATCCAATAAAACCACCAACGATGGTTTGGAAAGCCGGTCCTACAATTTCAAATACTTTTGCGTTATCCACTTGATCGTGGAATAAACCTATTAAC